TGGTTTCGGGGCGGGGGGCTTTAAGTTCATCCCTTGTGATTTCGCGGACGCGCGTCCCTTCGCGTTCAGACCCCCCTTGGGGTCCTTTCCTTCTGCTCTTTGCCATGCCGGAGACTTAGCCATTTTGTTTCGGCCATGAAATGTTAAATGGGTCTGGCTGGGTAGTAATATCGCGTAATGCCTGACGATACAATGCCCATGCTGCTTTGTCAACAGGAGCGTCAGCAACTTGTGTCCAATCCGTGTCCTTGAGCATCTGGTTGCGCTGAGTACGAACAACCTGCCATTGCGTGTCAATGCGAGCTTGTAGCTCATCAGCAGTCAATGGCTCAACGTCAACCAGACAGCACATCCCGTCAAACAAATGCGGAGCGGCAGATACCAGCTTCTCTGTTGCGTGGTCGTAGGGTTTCCACACCGTGATGACGTAGTAGCCCTGCTCGGCAATCCAGTCAAAAGCTGGACCACGGTCGCCAAACGATGTGTTGGGGAACCACTCTGTATGGTCTTTAATGATAAGTTTTGAGTTAGCAAGCTGCACGATTACCTCGTTGGGAATGCTGCGGTTGGCGTTGTGATGGTGCGGGCGTAGCCTTTGGTGATGCGAACGTCTTGCAAGTATCCGTTTAACGCGCTTCCACCAACCCTGTCGGCACCAACATATAGCGTGTTAGTCTGAGTAAATGAGTCTGTTACAGCGCCACCGCTGGTGGCGTCTACTGTGCCATTCAAGTAAACCTTCAAATTTCCAGTGGAGCTGCCAGATCGAACTACAGCAAAATAATACCAAGTTCCCGAAGCCAATGAGGTAGCGCCGGTCAAGTTGGATGAGGTGTAGCTAAACTGAAGTTTGTTGCCAGAAGTGACGTTAACGGACCACCCAGTTGACGCCGTGCCTTTACTAATAAGGCCATACGCAACGCCAGTTGCCGACAAGTAAACCCAACCATCAATCGTAAAATCGCCCGTGCCAAGCTGGAGCTGCGGTCCGTCAATAGCTGTCAACCAATCGCCTGTCCCGTCAAACCGCATACTTGTTGGCGACCACTTGTACTGAGAGATACTGGTTTGGGAATTTCCAACCGTGATTGCATTGTTCTGCACCGCAGCGTCGTAGATTCCTGCGTTGGTGAAGTTTGTCAGCAGGCTGGTGTTGGTGATTGCTGTTAGTGGTGTTGTTGGCGGGGTGAAAGCTGCGGTATAGACTGCTGTGCCTTTAACTACACGAAGGTTGGAAATATACCCATTAGTCAAAAAAGTTGCACCGCCATTAGTCCAATAGCCAATATTGGGAGTGTCTACTTCGTACAATGAATTTGTGCCCACCGCAACAGTAGCACCTAAAACCCCATTGACATATAAAGTAATATTTGTCCCATTGCGAACCGCCGCAAAATGGTTCCAAGCGTTTAAGACGCAAGCTCCAAAAGTTATGGTCGCAAGATTAAAACTGCCGCCGGTTGATGACGCGTAAAAAGTAAAATTTGAAGCAGTAACCGCAATCATAATGCCAAAATTATTTCTGGCATAAAGAGCGTTGTTTGCTGTGGCAGATGTATAAAACCATCCCTCAATCGTAAAATTTCCAGACCCTAAAGTTAAAGCTGCGTTATTTGCAAGCGATAGATAATCCGTACTGCCATTGAAATACCCACTCCCCCCATACGCCGCAGCGGTATAGGATGCCGTTGGCGAGAACGGCTGGAAGGCTTGGACGCGGGGAGTGCCGTTCGCCGTGATGGTGAAATTGTTAGTGCTGTTGTCGCGGAAACGGTTGGATTGGCAAGTAAGTAGTGATGTATTGGTAATTGCTGTAAGTGGGGTTGTGCTAGGCGTAAAGTTACTTGTGTAAACAGCCGTGCCTTTAACAATACGAGCGTTGGAAACGTAACCCGGAAAATAATCTTGATTTAAAGTTGAATATGGTCTACCAATAGTGCATACGGTTTTAGTCGAGTTGTCTGCAAAAGCTGTTGTGCTATCTAGCACTCCGTTAAAAAATATTTTTAACGAGCCTGACGCCCTAGAAAAAGCAACGTGAGTCCATGTATTTGCAGAGACCGTCCCAGTAGAAATTACAAGAGTTCCCCCAACATTAGAGAATCCAATTTTCCCCGCGACAATTGACGGACCAGCTCCAATATTATAAAAAAACCCGAAACTCCCCAGACTGCCAGAATCGGCCAATCCAATTACACCTTGAATTGCAGAGTTTGAAGCTGGATAAATCCACGCTTCAATTGTAAAGTCACCAGTTCCAAGCGTGAATGCCGCGTTGCTTGGTGCGCTTATGTAATCCGTACTGCCATTAAAATTATTACTCCATTGCCCATTAGGCCAATACGGAGTGATTGAACCCTGCGTTGGGGTTCCGTTACGGGTGATGGTGAAATTGTTCGTCGAAGAATCTAAAAACGTATTGTTCTGCTGCCCGTTTGTGCTGGTTGTTTCCAGTAACAAAGGAACATACGGAAAGTATGGGTCTGTAGCAACCGCCGCTACTCGGCCTGATTTAGATGCAGCAAACATTATGTGTAGTTCTGGCCAATTGTTGTTCCGAACCAGCTTGTGCCGTTAGAGAAGAACGAGAAAATATCGCGTTTACTCGCGGTGCTGGTGATTGTTGGCGCTGTGGCCGAAGGCCAAGATACCGTAGACCAAGTAACCGTTCTGCCGCCAGTCCCGTCTTGAGACAAGATGATAATGAATGACTTGCCAGCCACCGCTGTGGGCATCGTAATCGTTGCATTACCCGTCAGCGTCAGGTTTTGAACTGTTCCGTTAGTCAAATCCACCGTGATTGCCGTGCTGGTGTTGGCCGAGTACAGCGTCTCAACGTAGTTCGTAACCGTTGGGTTGGTCAGCGCCGGCGCATTGTTAAACACAACCAGCCCAGTGCCGGTGTCGTCAGTCAACGCTGAAAACAAATTGGCACTAGATGGCGTTCCTAAGAACGTCAAAACACCCGTGCCGGTTGTGGTTGTTGCCGGAGCCGCGCCAGCACCACCCCCAATAACCAACGCATTAGCCGCCAACGCGCCGCTTGATGCCCAAGCACTACCGCTTGAGAAGTACGGCACACCGCCGCTGGTCCCTGCAACCGTCAAAGCCAGCGTTCCAGATCCCGTAATTGGGGAACCGGCAACCGAAACAATACCGCCGGTAAATGTCTGCGCTACAGAAGAAACAGCGCCAGCCTGAACCAAAAGATTCCAATAAGTTCCGTTAGTTGGAAGATTACCTAACGATGCCAGAATACAGATGTAACTTGAACTGTTGTATAGAACAATGTCGTTTACATAGTATTGCGTTGCGCCGGAATACGTTCCTTTAGACGCAACCCCAAGTGAATAGCCAAGGCTGTTCCACGCGGTTGACCCAGTGCCAACTTTAAAGCGGTTGGTGTCTGTTTCAACACCTAACTCCCCAACAGCAAGGGTTGGGTTAGCAGAGGTCCACTGCGAGGCGGTTCCGTTTCTAAGCTGAATCTGAACAGCCATTATGGCGTTCCTCCGTCAATCGCGGTAATCCCGCCATAGTTACTTGTTGGCGTTCCACCGTCAAGGTTTGGACTGCCGCCGCCTCCACCGCTTTGGGTTACCCAAGACAACGTGCCAGCCCCGTTCGTTGATAGCACCTGCGCTGACGTTCCATCTACAGCGGGAAGCGTCCAAGTCACATTGCTGGAAACCGTTGCAGGACCTTTAAACGCTACATAGTTGCTGCTATCTGCATCAGCAAACCGCAACGCCCCCTGCGTTCCTAATTGTACGTTAGTGCCATCCCAAGTGAAATTGGCAGAGCCACCAAACGAACCCGAGTTATTAAACTGAACCTGCGTGTTTGAACCACCGGGAGTGCCACTACCACCAGAATACTGCGGGATGTTTAGCACATTGCTAATAAAAGTAGCAGCGCCAGAAGTCCCAGTAGTAGTCAGCGTGATTGGCTCTTGATAGTCCGTCCCGCCCGTAGCCGCACTGATCGCAGTGCCGTTGCCTTTCAATAAACCAGATACGCTAGTTGATATCGTGATTGCCGGGGTGGTCGTGGAGTTGGCTACCGTTCCTGCAAACCCGTTGGCTGAAGTAACAGAAACGCTTGTTACTGTTCCGGTGCCGCTAACAACTGCCCAAGATGCGTTTGTGCCGTCAGTTTTTAGATAGTAATTTGTGTTGCCGGTTTGACTAGGCAACAGAGCGTTTAAAGCAGCATTAGCTGTTGTCTGACCTGTGCCGCCGCTAGCAATAGAAAGCGCCGTGGCTAACTGCAAACCACT